TGCTAATTCAATTACTTTAATTGGAAGTAAAGACTAATTTAAAGAAAGAGCAACTTATTGCTCTTTTTTTATTTTTAATATATAATATTAACATAGAGAGGAGAATGATAAAATATGGAACTTCCAGAGATTGTAAAATTGTTATCTGATAATGGAATTGCTTTAATCTGTGTAGGTTATCTTTTATATGATCATTTACATTTTGGTAAAATTCAAGAAGAATCATTAAAAGAACAATCTAGAGCACTAAATGAAATATCAGATAGTTTAATCAAGATGAATGAACGCATAAACAATTTAGAATTATGCAAAATCAAAAGTGAAAAATAAAGAGGTGAAATTATGACTAGAATTACAACTGGTAATAATGGAATTACACAACATTACAATTCAATTACGCATAGAGGTGTAGATATTGGATGGCACTCAAAAGAAGAAGACAATGTAGTAACAGCACATTCTGATGGAATTGTAGTAGATGTAGTTAAAAATTATAATAAAACTGATAAAACAGGATCAAGTTATGGAAATTATGTTAAAATTAAACATCTAAATGGTTATTATACACTATATGCACATTTAAAGTATGGAACAGTTGGTGTAGTTAAGAATCAATCTATTAAATGTGGAGAAAAAATAGCAGTAATTGGAAATACAGGACATTCAAAAGGGCGTCACTTACATTTTGAAGTAAGAAACAAAAATAATACTAGAATAAATCCTGAAAAGTATATAAATGCTGATTTACCTAATATGAATACTTTAAAAACTGGTAAATATATGTTAACTAAAGAAAAATATGTAAGAACATCTCCAGAAGTAACACCAAACAATAAAGTTAAGTATTCACATATAGCAGCTAATCTTATATCTAAATTCAAAAAAGACAACTTAGGTTATGCTAAATATAGAATTGGTGCTACTGTAGATGTTACAGAACTTGTAACTGATTCTAAAGGTAATATCTGGGGAAAGACTAAAAATACATACTTCTGTATTAAAGATTCAACAGGATTACAAGTAAAGGAAATATAATGGCTAGAATAAATATAGATAATGCTCCATTTATACAAAAAGATTTTATTGTTAGTCAAGCATTTAGTCAATCACATCATGCACTAGATTTAGCACCGTATAATGGATCACAACCATTATATGCAATAGATAATTTTACAGTTATTTACCGTTATGAAGATAGACCAGGAGGATCAACTTATGGAAATTATTTTATAGCAAGTAATGGTAGAGGTGTAATGTACTTATATGCGCATTTAGCAACAACTCCACCTGCTTTAAATACAAATATTCCTATACATGGTTATGTAGGAATGGCAGGAACTACAGGGCAATCTACAGGAATACATTTACATTTAGAAATGCAATCTGGTATTACATGGAATTATCAAGCACCATTCAGTAGTTATATAGATCCTACAAGTTATTTAACTGGTATATTAAATGTAGTTAATCCAAATTATGTATATTATTATGATGGCACTGTACCACCAGCACCAGTAGATGAGAAAAAGCATAAATTCCCATGGTTTATTTATGTTAACAATAACTAATAAATTATATTGTTATTTTAAAAAATATGTTATAATAAAGGAGGAATAGATAATATGAAAAATGAAGAGTTGGCAGTTATAACTGATTCAATTAAAGAAAAATTAGGGGATGAAAGTACAGCACTTATAGCTGATGATTTAGGATTACTAATGAGTGAAAACTCTAGAGTATATAGTACACTAGAATCAAAAGATAAAGAGATCCAATCACTAAAAGAAAAGAATGATAGGTTAATAAATGCTAATGCTAATCTTTTACAACAAGTTCCGATTGCTAAACCTGCTGCAAAAGAAGAAAAAGAAGAAGTAAGAAAATCTATTTCATTAAGTGATTGCTTTGATGAAAAAGGCAATTTTAAAAGAAGTATTTAAGAAAGGAAGATGAATTATGGCATTAAGTGGATTAAAAACATCTTTAAATGCACTAAGAGAAATTAGTTCTGAAATCTATCATCAATATTTACCTGAAATTGATGAAGATACAGACATTTCAAGATATGCAGAGCCAATATTCTCAGTTCCAGAAGTTTACAATGAATTTTGTCAAGCTTTAGTTAATAGAATTGTTTATACTCAATTTGAAAACAAAAGTTTTAGAAATCCATTTGTAGTTCTTGATGGTGATAGAATACCTTTAGGTTATGCAGGACAAGAAATTTATGTAAATCCAGCAAAAGGAAGACAATTTAATGTAGAAGATTTTGCAGGTTTACTAATTAAATATGAAGCAGATGTAAAAGTTCAATATCAAACAATTAACAGTGACATTCAATACCCTGTTACATTTACTAGACAACAACTTAAAAAAGCATTTGTTTCTTGGGGAGATTTAGAAAGTTTTATTGATCAATTAAGTAACTCACTTTATAATGGAGCTTATATTGATGAATACAACAAAGTAAAAGAATTAGTTGCTGGTGCTTACTCACGTAATATTGCACAAGTTACTACTGTTTCAGCAATCAGCAGTGAAGCAACTGCAAAAGCATTTGTTACAAGAGCAAGAGAACTATTCTTAAACTTCCAAGTTCCATCAAGCTCATATAACTCTTGGGCTAAAAATGGTGGAGCAGGAAGACCTATTACTACTTGGACAAATCCAGAAGATATAGTATTTATAGTAAGAAATGATATTAGAGCTTACTTAGATGTTAATGTTTTAGCTGATAGCTTTAATATTGATAGAGCTACACTTTTAGGAAATATCTTAACTGTAGATAATTTTGATGTATATAATGAAGATGGTACTCTTCACTATGATGGCTCAAAGATTTTAGGTATTATTGCTGATAAAGCTTTCTTTAGAATTAGAAGACAAGACATGTTTATGGATTCATTCTACAATCCAAACAATAGAACAGTTCAATACTACTTAAATAACATTAAGATGTATGGTATTTCTCAATTTGCTAATCACATGGTTTTTGCAACTGAAGATCCAACTGTAGCACCTACTGAAATTGATACTGATATAACTTCTGTTGAAGTAACAGTAGGAAAAACTGCTGAAGTTAAATTTACTACTGTTCCATTCTCAGCTAACGGAACAATTACTTACTCAGATGGAGCAAGTGGAGAATTCTTCACAGTAGCAGCTAAGACAGGAGATCCTAAAACTGCTGTATTAACAGGTGTTAAAGCTGGAAATAACAAGACTTTAACAGCTACTGCAACTAATCCTGATGGTGATACAATTACTAAGACAGTAACAGTTAAAGTAGTTAGTGCTTAATTAACTTAAGAGGATGGGGGTTATTCCTCTTTCCTCTTTTATTTTATATTTAGAAAGGTGGAACAAATATGGCTGTAAGTCCTAATACAATTTTATATTTATTAAAAAGTCCACTAGAGCTAGATGATAAAAATCAACTTACATTTACAAATGTAAATGCTCAAACTGAGTATTTTCTATCACTTCCTAGAATAGAAGTTGAAAGAATAAGTTACCAAAGAAAAGATAGTACAATTAGATTTCCAGCACATATAGATTCTATCTTAGAATACAATTATGTAATGTATAAAAACTCTAATTATTCAAATAAATGGTTTTATGCTTATATAACTGATATGAAGTATGAAAATGATTCTATGACTACTATTACAATAGAAACTGATGTGTACCAAACATGGATGTTTGATATAGATATTAAAAGAAGTTTTGTAGTAAGAGAACATACTAATGATGATTCTTTTGGTGCTAATACAGTTCCTGAAAATTTAGAAACTGGGGATTTTATAGAAAATGGAGATATGATTGATTTTCAATATTTACATACTGGAGATTATACTCATGGCTATTACCCAGATAAATTTTATATATGTATAGCTTCAAATAGAGATTTAACTAATCATACTTTTCCAGCATTAAGAACTGGAGGAAGTAATGGAGGAGTATTTTCTGGAGTTCAATATTATTTATTTGAAGATTCAGGAAATGCTGGTATATGTTTGCAAAGTTTAAATAATGCTGGTCATATTGACGCTGTAGAATCAATATTTATAGTTCCTGAGGCATTTGAGCCTGATAGAAGTCAATGGATTCAACCTGCTGGAGAAAGTTATCACGTTGGTTACCCTGATATTGATAAAGTAATTGACATGAATAATATTCATATAAATATAGATATGAAAACATCACTTGATGGTTATACTCCAAGAAATAAAAAATTGCTAACTTCACAATACAATTATTTATATTGTACTAATTATACTGGAGCAGATACTATTTATAAATATGAATATTTTAAAGGTCATTTAAATGAAAATCCAAGTTGTATTTTTGCTTTATCTGCATGTATTATTCCAGGATGTTCTATTGAATTATTCCCAACAGAATATTATGAGATAAATAATAGATACCAAGCTGGTGCATATTCTTTACCAGCACCAAAATTACCTTTATGCAACTGGGATTCTGATCAATATGTAAACTGGTTAGCACAAAGTGGTGTAAATAGAGCATTAACCATTGTTTCAGGAGTTGCTTCTATTGGTGCTGGTGCTGCTGCTCTTGCAACTGGAGCGGGTAGCTTAGTAGGTGGAGGTTTAATTGCTGGAGGTATAGGTGGAATTGCTAATACTGCAATACAAACACATGAACATTCTTATGCACCTAATAATACATCAGGATCATTAAATAGTAGTGATGTTAATTTTATCAATTCTAAATGTTTTGGTTTTTACCCTATGAGTATAAGAAGAGAATATGCTATAAAAATAGATAGAATATTTGATTCAATAGGTTATAAAACTAATGAGATGAAAATTCCTAACATTACAGGTAGAAGAAACTGGAACTATGTAGAAACACAAGCTGTTGCTATCTTAGGAAGTATTCCTCAAAATGATTTACAAAGAATTAAAGATATGTTTAATAGTGGAATCACATTTTGGCATAATCCTACTACATTTTTGGATTATTCACAAAATAATGATATAATTTAAATAATAGAAAGGAGATGTTAAAATGAGTAAAAAAATCAAAAATAATGTTAAAAACTCTTTAGGTTTTCTAACAAGTCTTTATGATAATGTAGCAACTTATCAAGACTATTTAGATAGAATGACTAAAATATGTTTATCAATGTTTGAGTGGGTTAACTTACCTGATTCAATGGATTCAAGATATTTAGAAGAATGTTTATTCTTTGATGGTCAAGCTGCATTATTAAAAGATGATACTTTTGGATTTATAAATACACATGTATCAGATAATGGTTACTTAAATATATATGGTTTACCAACTAAGTTAAATTGTTATAGTGATTCAAATGTATTCCAAAGTTATAGAGAAAAATATTCTGGTTTAATTAAGAATCCAGAAGATACATCAAACTATGCAATACTTGTTATGAATAACTGGAGAAGAGTTCCGACAGCAGCAACTATTCAACTTTTTGCTGAAAGGTTAACACAAGCACAACTTGTATGTGATGTTAATATCAATGCTCAAAAAACTCCGATAATTCTACTTGGTGATGATAAACAAAAACTAACTCTAGAAAATCTATATAGTCAATATGATGGCTCTAAACCAATCATTTATGGAGATAAAGATTTAATTACTAATGAGGCATTTAAGGCAATAGATACTAAAGCTCCATTTGTAGCTAATGATATAGTAGCTTACAAAAAAGAAATCTGGAATGAATTTTTATCATTTATTGGTGTAAATACAATAGATGTAGAAAAGAAAGAAAGACTTATATCTGGAGAAAGTAATGCTAACAATGAATTTATTAACCTTAATTTAGAAAGCTATTTAGAGCCACGTAAAAGAGCATGTGAAGAGTTTAATAAGTTATATGGTACAAATATTAGTGTTAGATTAAGAAGTGATTTAAATAACCTTATAAAACAAAATGAATCAATAGTAAGTGATTATATGGATGATGGAATTATAAATGGAAGTGATGGTGATTTAAATGAGTAAATATACAACAAATTTTAAAACACTTATCACTATGGGAATTTATACTAAAGATGAGTTGAAAGAGTGGTTTATGGATTATGAGTTAAGTGATTATTTAACACAAGATGAAATTCAAGTAATTCAAATTAGAGGAACATGGAGTAAAGAAAAATTAGCAGATAAAATAATTGATGAATATTATTTTAAAGATTTCGGTTTAGAAACTCCAGCTATGTTTAAGCATTATGCTAAAATAAAAATGAGAAACATAATGGAATCTAAGTTACCTCTAATATACTCTAGTTCAATTAAATATGATCCTTTAGTAAATGTTGATTATACAGAAGAGTTTAGTAGAAACCAAACTGGTAATGCTTCATCTAGTGGTTTAAATGTTAATAGTGATACACCTCAGGGAGAAATTAGTAAGAGTGCTATACTAAGTGGCTCTTATGCAAGTTCAACAGGAGCAAGTGAAGATTCAGCAAATACATCTTCAAATGAAGAGTATTTAAAAAGAATAAGAGGAAATAGTGGTGTTTCTGCAACAGCACAAGCTATGGTAAAACAATATAGAGATAATATCAGAGCAATAGATTATGAAATTATAAAAGAAGTAAAAGATTTGTTTATTGGTCTTTTATAGAAAGGGGATTAAATATGGCTTTAAAGAAAATATATTTTAATCGACTATCAATAGGTGCAATACCTACATCATACTTAGAATCTCTAAGTTATGAAGAGCAATTATTATGGTTACAAAAAAACCTAAATGATGTTATAGAATTAGTTAATAAACTTCAAGAAGAGTTTGACAATATAGATATTAATTTTGATGAATTGAATCAAAGAATTGATGTACTTACTGAAAGAATCTACTTAGTAGAAAACGTACTTGAAAGTAAAGCAAGTAAAACAGAAGTACAAACAATGCTTTCTGAATTAGAAAGTGAATTAAAATCTTTAATTCAAGAAAACTATACAGTTTTAAAAGAATATGTAGATGAAAAAGACGCATATTTACAATATCAAATAGATCACTTCGATATTGGAAATATTACTCTACTTGATCCTACAACTGGTTTACAATCAAGTATTCAAACTGTAATTGATAATATTTATGATCAAACTAGAACTGATGGAATTAGTGCTGGAGAATTTGACGCATTACAAATTACTGCAACTGCCTTTGATTCAAAAGAAATTACAGCATTTAACTTCGATCAACATTCTAAGAGTTTATTAGAAGAATAAAAGAAAGGATGTGTTGATAATGGCTTCAACAAATAAAACTACAAATTTAGAACTATCTCAATATGTTAGTTCTGATAAACCTACTTATTTAGTAGATTATAACTCTGATATGTCAAAAATAGATACAGGAGTACATACTGCTCAAGTAACTGCTGATACTGCTTCTACTGCTGCTACAAATGCTCAAACAACTGCAGAGGGAGCTCAAACTACTGCAAATACTGCTATTACTAATGCTGCTACTGCTCAATCTGGAGTAGTACAAAATGCTACTAATATTGGTACACTTGCTAATTTAACTACTGTTGAAAAAACATCTTTAGTAGGTGCAATCAATGAAGTGGATGCTAAAAATCCTGTAGTAGATTCAATGAGTGGAACTGAAACTAATAAAGCTCCATCAGTAAATGCTGTAAAATTATTCTTAGATGGAACAACTTTATATAGTGACGCAACTGGATCTTCTGGAGATGTAACTTTAAATGATTCTATAGCAAATTATCCATTTATTGAAATCTTCTATACTTCATCTGGTTATGAATCATCTAAAAAAATTGATACTAGATTTGTAACTACATTTAACTTAAATCTACCATTTATTTATAATAATGAATATTTTGATAGAATGAGTAAATATTCAATAGCAAATAACAAAATTACTTTTCTTGCTAACCTTACTTGCAATTCAGATTTTACACAAGTTACTGTAGGAAATCCTGAAATAGCAATAAAAGAAGTTATTGGTTATAAGTATTAAAATAAAAGACTACGTTTGTAGTCTTTTTTAATGCCTATTAGACTAATTTAATAAAAAATGTTATAATTGTATTAGGAATAATAAAAGTGCTCTTAAATTTGATTTAAATGGTATTTTTAGAGCATAAGTCTATGAAAGGGATGAGCTAATTGTGGCAAACAAGAAGATTACACACTACTCAATTGATAAGATAGATTCATTAAATGCTGATTTTAATATTATTTTTGGAGAGAGAAGTAATGGTAAGAGTTACGCATGTAAACATAAAAAAGGTGTAGAAAAATATTTAAATACAGGTAAAAGATTTATTTTAATGAGAAGATGGAAAGAAGAAGTTTCTACAGAAAAGATTGAACAATATTTTAATGATGTAGATGTAATTAAATTAACTGATGGAAAATATAATTGTATTACTATGTTTAAAAAGAGATTATATTTATCTAATTATAACGTTGATACAGGTAAGACTACTAGAGGTGATTTAATTGGTTATGTAGTAGCACTCTCTACAGAACAAAATTATGCAGGAGCAAGTTATTTAGATGTAGAAGATATTATTTTTGAGGAGTTCATGGTAAGAGATCATCCTTATCTATCTAATGAACCAAATAAACTAATGAATTTCTACTGTACAGTAGATAGAAAAAGATGTACTACTAAACTCTGGTTAGTTGGTAACTCAATAAGTAGAGTATGTCCTTATATAGAAGAATGGGGATTAAGAGATATATTTAGAAGACAAAAACAAGGCACTATTGAAACAATAGAGCAAACTGCACAAGATGATGATGTTGTAAAAATTGCAATAGAATTTTGTAAGAGTACTGGTGCAAGTTCTCACACTATCGGAGCTCACTCAAAGATGTTAAATGATGGTAGTTGGCAAACTGATCCACAACCACATCTTCCTGAATCTAAAAACAATTATGAAGTAAGATATAGAATAGGATTTTTCTTTAAAGGTTTTAAATTTATAGGAGAACTCTTAAATAAAGATAATGATTCAGTATGGTTTATATACCCTTATGATAAAGAATTTTCTAAAAACTTAATAGTTATATCTGATGAAATAAGAACTAACAAATACTATCAAAGAGATATATATAATGTTACTATTAAGAATCCTATGTTACATTTAATATTAGATACATTTAGAGAAACAAATATTTTTTATTCAAGTGATCTTTGTGGAACTGATTTTAAACAAGCCATAGATTTTTCAATTAAACGCTAGTACACTTTAGTGCAAACATACGTTCACGCATATTGAAAGTGGTAAATTTAAAAAATAAAAAAAAGAGTATTTTTAATATACTCTTTTTATTTTAACTTCATCAACACCTACAAAATAACCTAAATCATCTATATGGCAATAATATGCAACACTAGGAATATTCCATTTATATTCTCTTCTTTGAAAATAATAATGTAAAGCTAAATTCCATTCATTCA